AGCATAGGCCTTGACCTTTTCGACTTCCCAGTCGAGACCAGCAGCCTCGAGCATCTGCTCGGGCGTCAGATCAGACGGGACCTGAACGCCAAGACCATGCCAGGGAACATCACCAGCATAAGCCATCTGAGCCTTACCGTTGATAAATTCGATATTGTGAGCCACTTTTTTACCCTCTGTTTGTATGGGGACCATCCCCATGTCATAGTCGGATATTAAACCAGGTCGAGAATTATGTCAACCACTTTTTTTTGAAAGTTGGTCGACACCCTCTTAGCTCTTATAGATCCATGAACTTCTTAACGATTCGAATCTCAGAAGCCGTCAGGGGCTTCTCAAAGAGAGCCTTGGTGTGGGCGAAGCGCTCCGCGACACGCATGACTGCGTTCGAGAGCTTATCGTCTTTGGTGGTACGAGCGAAGTCATACATCCGATCCAACACTGTAGCAGCGTTCATAGTCTGTTCCTTCCTCATCATAGCCTAACCATAACCCATCCAGATAAAAAAGTCAATACCTGAAAAATCAATGGGTTAGCTCTATCTCAGCTATGATCTTACGCAGGGCAGTATCCAGGTGGGTATCGTTCATGCCCAGGGGATACACGTTGTCACAGATCCACCGAGCCCCGATAGAGTCGTAGCAGACATCCCAACGGAGACGCTTCTCGACGTCCTTAACTGTGCCGAGAGACTGCAGATGCTTTCTGTAGTCCTGAAGGACGGGAGCACGGGTACGCATGCAGATCAGCATGTAGTCATAGAGTTCCTTAGGCATCTTCATAGTCAGTCACCTCATTCCTCATCATAGTCAGATTTTAACCCATCCAGATAAAAAAGTCAACCCAACGATATCAATGGGTTAGCCACCCAACAAACCTAAGTGGTTGATATGATTAGGAATTTTTTTGCAAAAAAGTTTGAAAAAAATGCTAGCCCAATCATATCAATGGGTTATCTGAAAATGAACGCCATCTCGCTACTGACCATCACGGTATCAGCATTCTTGGCAAGCAGCCTCAGCTCTGCAACACGTCGGCGCCAGTTTGCACCCGAATTCATTGCCAGATCATGGGGAGTATAGATGCAGTCATTCATACCATGATACCAATAATGTGTGGCTTCTTCTTCTGTATAAAAACGCTTATTCCAGAACCAACCATGCTTCTTCTGAGTCAAATTCTTGATATATTCCTGCTTCTTGTTTTCGTATTTCTCTTCACAGAAACGAAGATACTCATCGCAAGCAGCAATCACCTTATCGGAGCTGATAATGATGTAGCCATAAGCTGTATCAGTCATGTGTTATCCCTCATTCCTCATCATAGTCCCTTTATACCCCATCCAGAGATTAAAGTCAATAGGTGTTTTCAGAACCAAAATCCATATAAAATCAATGGGTTAGGTCCAGCAAGGACCTAACCCATTGAAAAATATCAAAAAAAAGTTTTGTAAGGAAAAGTTACTTACCTTTCAGCGCTTCAGTCTCTTTCTTGATCCACGTCTTAAGAAGTTCGATAGACGGATCGACCACATCGACTACCTGTTGACTTGTTACTAGACGCTGACCTACTTCTGAAGCCGCGATAAGCATCACCGTATTCTTAGTTGGTAAGAATGAAGCGATACCAGCACAGATGAAACCAACGATTAGATAGTTACCCGATGGTAGTCGTTCTTGATCTTCTTTTGTGATCATTCGCTCGTGATGTAAGATAAAAGAAAGCCTGGCCACAATCCAAATAGTGAAACACACGACAGAAACTACAACAATGATAAAAATCATTTTATCAACTAGACCAACAAAGTAGATCAACCAACTAAGAGAATTCATGATGTTACTCCACACCTTCTGCAGTTACAGTTCCAGTAGCTTGACGCCAGATTCGTGGCCATTGCCACCCTAGCGTGAGAATGATACTCAAGACGGGTTGTACGATCCAAGAAAGAATCGTAGTGTTAATAAGAATCCCAGGAATCACTACTATTGTGCACCACGCTACGATGGCAATCATGACTAAAATCATGATAAGACCGATCCAGCTAGTAGACTTATACGTACCATATAGGATCAGTGACATGGGACCGAGAATGAAAGCTGTAAGCAGTAAGTTCCATGGCATGCCGTTGATAGCTGGATACGCAGTCCAGAGATGCCAGATACTATAGCCGGCGGGGTTAAAGATAGCGAATAACCCCGCCGTGATGATAGCATACCATCCCCAGAAGGAGATGTTCTTGATCATCGAGCGTTCTCCACCGCCTTCTTAGCCGCTTCTACACCAGCGACGGCTTGTTCAACCGCAGCTTGACTCAGTCGAGTAGCTCCATTAAGGATAGCGGCGATCGTGTTATCCTTGGGAAGAAGGTTAGCACGAGGAACGGAGCTAACGCGTTGAATAAGCTCAGCAGCGTCGTCTTTGCCATTGCGATCTTCAAATGCATCTGGACTACCGGTGATTAGTGAGACCGGTGTACAAGAAGTAGTCACTGTCTGAGCTGAACCACCGATACCAAAGATACCACCCTCTGAGAGCTTGAAAGTCTGAGCTTGATACACGGTGTTCTCACCGACTCGAGCACGAAGAATTTCGCGTGAGATCACTGGGATCACTCGAAGCTTCTTTTCTACCATGAGCTTGATGTTAGCGTTTCGTGGGTCCGCGAACTGTACAAAGAAACCCACAGAACCGTCTGTAGAGTTAGCTACAGTCTCAAGAACAGTAGTAGCGTCTTTCACGTAAGAGATATTAGAATCAGGCGTGCGACCGAGCCCATCAGGGTCGATAGAGCGTAGGTAGTTAAAGCTAGCAGTAGAACCAGAGGCCTGGGGTGGTAGAACGAACTTGATTCGACGACTCATGGCTAGTACTCGCCCAAAATCAAGGTCTGGATTATTAGTGACCATCCATAGACCTTCACAAGCCACATCAGTACGAATAACACTGATTCGCTTGAACTCTTCGGGTCGAGCTGCAGCTTCACGAGCAAATACATCAAACTGAACGAAACTGATGTTTGTTGGTGACTTTAGTACACGAGCAATGTTTTCGACGGTACCAGCGGATGGTGTACAGCTATAACCATGAAAGTACGCGTTAGTCAGTACATTTGGAATGGGTGGACAAAAGGTGCTGTGATAAGCACCAGCTAGACCACCCGTATTGATTGACTTTAGTCCCGGTGTCTGCGCCATAGCTGAAGTAGCAGTCATAGCAAGGACGGTAGCCATCAGTAGAGTCTTCATATCATATGTTCCTTTGTTTGTACAGTCAGATTATATCACGGTTAAGACGAAGAGTCAACCCTTAAGCCGTTTGCCATTTTTGTGCATAAGCATATGTGATGCTTTCAAAACCATCGTACGCATGTACTCGAAACTGAGTACCGACTGGCATCCACTCGATCTTCAGTTGAGTCAAGTTAGAACCAATATACGTATCAGGATAAGTCGATTCCATATATGCTTCGATCGAATCTAGTTGATCTATTGGCTTGCCTGCTTCTACCCACTCTACGATCTTAGGATCATACAAGATCTGTGGATACTCAGTATTCCACGTATACCAACCAGAACCATAACCGGGTGAATAGAGGACAGCCACTAATCCGTCACGTACTACTTTATCCATGATATTCCTCACTATATGCGTTCCACATTACTTCTAGTATGTCATACCTAGCATCATTGACTAGTCGAAGCTGGATATCATGACGTCCCTTGGGTAGTTTACCATATGACGATATTACATGTTTAGTCCTGAGTTCATAAGTTGATACTGTTTTCATTGAAATCAATTTCTAGATTTATATCTGTGCACATAAAACCTATAACAAGTGTAATAGGATGCATGAGTTGGTCTGAAATATCATCCCTGAGTGTAGAGATGCATGCATCAACTATGCATTGTGCCGAATCACGCTTCGGCATATACATGACTTCAACCCATAGATTCTTCATCTGAAGCATCCTCTTCGGCACTGTCATCATAATCATCAATCAGATTCTGATGATCCTCGAGTAGATCCATCAGCTTACGGCACTGTTCATACATACGACTATACGCACGTTGTTCGTACTGATTTAGATCCAGGGGTTCATTTTCCTGCAACGCTTCATCGAGCATATTCATCACCTGTTCAAGATGATTGCCGGTATTCTCGAAAGCGCAGTAGCTCATGGAGGGATAGTTACGGCTCATGTTCTGTTCCTTAGCGCCTGTTGATAGTCACTTTATACCATGGGTAGAATTTAAAGTCAATCTATCATCTTTAAAAAAAGTTATCCTAGAATCAGGATACCCTTGCTGTCCATCTCTCCGAACACGCCTGAATACATTTCAAAATCTCTGGGAGAAGAATCCTGATCTATATTCTCGAGAAGATAATAGGCTTCTTTTTTTGAAATCTTCAAATACTTCTCAGAAACACCAAATCGAACACCAATCAATACTTCTTTAGCATTCTTAATGGCAGCACGAAGTTCCAGGATATTGGTAATCTGCTTGGTCATGGTCTGTTCCATCTGCATCATAGGTATACCTTATACCGTCCAGAGGTTAAAGTCAATAGGGCATTCTACCCCTCAACGGTTGACCACTTGTCGACACGCTTCCAGGACTTCCGCTTCTTGCGCCCGGGCGAGCCGTCGTAGTAGCCGTCGGTGCCGAACGACGTGGTGCCGTACTCCTGCAGGTTAGTCTTCCACAGGTCGCCCTTCCGGTACTTGTCCCGGCTGGAGTGGAAGCGCCCGTTGGAAGCCATGGTCACGTTCATCTTCTCGGTCATGTCAACCTTATTCCTCACGGGTTGGTTGTCAACCCTTCATCATAATCAGATCTTAACCCATCCAGATAAAAAAGTCAATACCTGATTTGTCAATGGGTTAGTCGCCCAATGGGTTAGCGGTTGGCGGAGCGACTGGGAGTCGAACCCAGTCTACCCATAAGGTAGTACAGATTAGCAATCTGCTGCATTCCCGTCCTGCCCTCGCTCCAGATAGTAATACCAGGTAGAGGTACTGCCCCTCTCACATAAGATCGTATGAAGATCCATGGATCCTTGATCGACCTGGTGTATGGTAGACCCAACAGGTAACGCTCCTGTGTCTATCGCTTATCAAGCGAGTGCTCTACTATTGAGCTATGGGTCCTTAACTTAAAACTTCCTCCATTCATAGACAGAAGAACGAGTACGAAACTTCATATAGTCTTCTTGTTCCTCGAGGATTTCAAGGACAGGAGAACATTGCCACCAATCCTGCAGACTATTAGTTCGAGCATAGTGCGAACCAACACGAACACCGCAACCAACCTTTGGTCGATCTTCACCCGCAATTGGCTTCCAGGATTCATAATCCAGGATCTCGCACATCTGACCAGAGTCACCTGCATTATCCGAGAGTCGGTATAGAGAGTAAGTCATCATTGATCCTTGAACATGAGAAATGGTAGACCAGACAGGACTTGAACCTGCAACCTGGAGATTAAGAGTCTCTCGCTCTACCGTTGAGCTACTGGTCCTTAATAATTAGTCAAGATCGAGTTCGTCCTCGAGGAAGTCACCAACGACACCGGGCGTATACCGAGCAACACCGAAGCAACCAGGTCCAGCGGGAACATAAGAACGAGCTAGTTCTCGAGCAGCATCCAGAGACAGAGCCACACCCACAACCGACCGGTCATAAGAGTCGCCATAGGAAACCACGAACACGTCCATCTTATCCGTTCCTTGTCAGGAGAGACCACCCTTGATCTCTCATCATAGTCAGATCCTAACCCATCCAGATAAAAAAGTCAATACCTGATTCATCAATGGGTTAGGCACTCATGGGTTAGTTAGAGGCTTTAGCCTTCTCGGCAGCGACCTCGTTGATCTGGCGCCAGTACTTTGTTAGGCGCATCTCACCCCGCTCGTTACCTTCCAGCCACCTCTGAACCTGCCAGGACTCGAGCTTCTTATGCTTGATGTAGTACTTAGCGGTGATGGAGCCGCTCTTAGCGTCGCCTGCGGTGAACCCACGATTGTTGTTAACGTTTGTATCATTCGAAGCCCGTTCCGTCTCCGTCTGACGCTTGAAGAGCGCCACCAGTGCGCGACCCACGATGTGCTGCAGCTTGACAGGATCCGGAGTGGTACGAACGTAAGCGTCGAAGGCGCGGCGGTTGGCGAAGAGCGTCATAGTCTGTTCCTTCCTCATCATAGCCTAACCATAACCCATCCAGATAAAAAAGTCAATACCTGAAAAATCAATGGGTTAGCCGATTCAAGACTCTTCTCTGACAAGAACCCATACGTCGTTTGTAAAACTCATGTTAACATTACCCCTGAAGTTAGACATCAGATCAATAAACACAGAATCATCCACTAGTATACTAGTCTTATAGAAGCTAAATCTTAAGTTATCATCAAAGACTCTATCTAATACTGGTTTATGATTCATATTAGATCATTCTCATAGTCATGTACGCTTGATTTAGTAGTAAACATGATTTCATGCTGTATCACGTTGATCTGTTCACTGACTGTTTCCCAGACATGTAGAGTAACGCTCTCTAGTTCATGAGTATGTAACTTAGTCAGACATCGCGATACGGGGTTGACTCGAATCTCGTCCCATGCGCTATTCATAATCTATCATCCCTGACTTGATTCCAGACTTTATTCCAGACTTGATTCTTGACTTGATCCATGACTTGATCCATGACTTGATTCCTGACTTGTAACCTGACTTGACTATCAACTTGATTCTTGACTTGATTCCAGACTTGATTCTTGACTTGATTCATAATCTATCATCCCTGACTTGATTCTTGACTCGATCCCTGACTTGACCATAGACTTGATTTTCGATTTGATCATAGACTTGATTCAAGACTTGATTTTCGATTTGATCATAGACTTGATTCAAGACTTGATTCCAGACTTGACTATCAACTTGATTCTTGACTTGATTCTCGATTTGATTCATAATCTATCATCCCTGACTTGATTCCAGACTTGATTCTTGACTCTATTCATAGTCTATCATCCCAGACTTGACCATAGACTTGATCATAGACTTGACCATAGACTTGACCATAGACTTGAATCCAGACTTGATTCTTGACTTGATTCCAGACTCGATCCCTGTCGCGATCCCAGACTTGATTCCTGACTTGATCGTAGACTTGATTCCAGACTTGATTCTCGATTCTATCCATACCAGTGATCCTATACCATTACCATTGGCTCAATACCTGATTATACATACTTCTGGATAAATGTCAACCTAGTTTTGTACATCACTCATAAAAAAACCAGGGAGATTATCCCTGGTTGAGTAGTAGTAATGATAGTTAGTTTAAGCCTTGCCGAACTTCTTGCCAAGACGTTCAAATTCTTTTCGTTCAGCCTCTTCTGTCTTCACAGCGGCATATTCTTCTATTTCAATACGTTGAGCCATCTCTGCATCTGTTTCCGAGCGAATCGCCATGAGTGCCATGTATGTGTCATCATTATACGAATAAAACCTGGTCTCAAAGAAAGCGTTACCACCAACCTCTTCACGATACTTCTGAAGGCGTGTAAGCACTTCATCCAGAGTATCGTAGTCGAGGTTGATCTGAGCATGCTCGACTGCAATCATCTTGCGTTCACGGTTCACGGACATGTCCTGATCCTTAACCACGGTTCTTGCGGAGGTAGACGTACAGGGCGCCAGTATATTTGTTACACTTGACGGATAGAAGAACACCAAAATCTTTTGCTTCACAATACAACTGAGAGATAAAATCATCTTCAGCTTGATTGATCTGAACATAGTCAAAGATATTAGTCCTTGACTTACCATAGACCTCAAGTTCATCCCAGACGTCGTCGCTGTAGAAGGTCATGTCCTGTTCCTTGGTGGTGTTCATAGTCATCTTATACCATAGCCAGAGATTAAAGTCAATAGGTGAGCGGCTTTGTCACTTGACGCCTCGCCGCGAGGCCCACTCCTCAGCCCACTTGATGTTCTTCTGGACATACGCCTTCAGAGCGGCGGTCTGCTTCTTGGTGAGCTTGAGATCGGGGTCATGCGCCATATCAGCCACCATGGAGTGCAACCAGCCGATGGCGTAGTCAGAGCCGATGTCGCTACGGAGGACGTCGGTGAGCTTCGTCATGTCGGCGAGGATGGTGGAGGTCATGCCAGTCATTCCTGTGTTCATAGTCAGATCCTAACCCATTCAGAGATTAAAGTCAACAAGGGATTTTGAAATCCCGACAGGCTTTAGACCACCCGGTCCATGTCCCACCACGAGTCCTTGATGGCCTTGTAGGCGGCGTCGTACGAGTCGAAGTGGGTAGCGAACTCGGAGAAGCCCCGCTCCTCCCACGCCGGCATGGCCCACTCGGGCTCGGACTGGTTCCAGTAGCCGAACGTTTCGATGGTGAACTTGCCGTTGACGTAGGCGCCCTCCTCGGAGATGCGGATGCAGCCGAAGAGGTGGTCGGTGGAGGTGGTGGTCATGATCAGTTCCTCGTTCATAGTCAGATCCTATATCGACCAGCTAAAAAAGTCAACCGTGACATATCAATGGGTTAGGACCCCGAGGACGCTAAGTGGTTGATATGATTAGGAAAAAAGTTTGAAAAAAATCTGAAAAAAATGCTAGCCCAATCACGTCAATGGGCTAGCTGCTTAGAGGGTATCTGGGCCACCTAAGCTATCTTGGCTGTATAGTAACCCAACATTTTAGCCTAACGTGACCAGAAGCCATCAAACAAGAGTTTGGCCCAAAATGGCCATCTCAGACCGTCTGAAAACGGCCCGAAACTGCCCAAAAACGGCCCGCGATGAACCCAAAAGCAGCTTCCAGATGGTGTGAAAATTACCATCATTTTAGTTCAATGCGCGAGTGTAGCCCACGCTCTTACGTAGCGCGATACGCTCTTACGTAGCTAAAAAAGTTCAAAAAAGTTTTGATAATCATATCAATGGGTTAACCCGCTTGACGACCTAACCCATTGATATCGTTGAGTTGACTTAATATGGGATAAGAGGTATAAGATGACTATGAACACAGGAACGACCGACCCTTATAAGGAACTGCTGATGCTGACCATGACCAACCGCTTCGACACCATCATCAACCTTGACACCGCTGCTGAAATCCTCGAGAAGGTTCGGAACCAGCTCCAGGACATGGCCTGCCCGCAGTACATGGATGATCAGGTTAAAAACCTGCTCAACCAGCTCGACGAGCTTCGGTACCAGGTCCTGAACGAGGACCTGGCCGAGGGCTAAGAGCCTGTTGACTTTAATCTCTAAGCCGGTTAAGATCAGACTCAACGACAGACACAGACAAGGATACTGACATGCCCCGTGGTGTTCCCCGCGCCGGTTACCGCAAGCCTCGCCAGTCCAAGATGGACAAGACCGCTCAGCTGGCTAAGATCATGAACGTCCAGGCGCCGGCTGAGCCGGTCGTGGTTGAGACTGATGAGGAGATCGAACAGAAGCTGAACGATCGCTTCGAGGTCCTGGCTGACATGACGGAAGCAGCCACCGACGGTGCGGTACGTTCCATGATTGTCTCGGGTCCAGGTGGTCTCGGCAAGTCCTACACCGTGGAGCGTGTCCTGAACTCCTGGGATCCCAATGCCGTCAATCACACTGTGATCCGTGGGTTCGTCAAGGTGACCGGTCTCTTTAAGCTCCTGTATCAGAACCGTGCTCCTGGTCAGGTGCTGGTGTTCGACGACGCTGACTCCGTGTTCCTGGACGACGTGTCAGTCAATCTGCTCAAGGCGGTGTGCGACTCCACCGAGAAGCGTATCGTGTCTTACATGTCTGAAGGTGTGCTGATCGACGACGAGAGCGCCGAGCGTCTGCCCAAGTCTTTCGAGTTTGAGGGTACCATCATCTTCATCACCAACATGGACTTCGACGGCATGATCGACCGCGGGTCGAAGCTGGCTCCTCACCTCGAGGCCATGCTGACTCGGTCTCACTATATCGACCTGGCAATGAAGACTCGACGTGACTACATCATCCGGATCAAGCAGGTGGTTGCCGCTGGCATACTCCGTGGTCGTGGTCTGGATGCCGAGGCCGAGACTGACGTGATGGAGTTCATTGACGAGAACCAGGACTGCCTCCGTGAACTCTCCCTCCGCATGGCCATCAAGCTGGCAGACATCCGTAAGAGGAACTCTAAGACCTGGAAGAAGACGGCTCGTGTCACCTGCTGTAAGTGATGATATGAAACGTTTCATTGATCAAGTCCGGAGTCAAGTCCTGAATCAAGTCGGGAATCAAGTCGGGAATCAAGTCTGGAATCAAGTCAGGGATCGAGTCTTGAGTCAAGTCTTGGATGATAGACTATGAATCAAGCCATGCATAAAGTCAGGAATCAAGTCTGGAATCAAGTCAGGGATCGAGTCTTGAGTCAAGTCTGGAATCAAGTAGAGAGTCAAGTCTGGAATCAAGTCAGGGATCGAGTCTTGAGTCAAGTCTTGGATGATAGACTATGAATCAAGCCATGCATAAAGTCAGGAATCAAGTCATGAATCAAGTCATGAATCTAGTCCATGATCAAGCCATGCATAAAGTCTGGAATCAAGTCTACGATCAAGTCAGGAATCAAGTCTGGAATCAAGCCAAGAATCAAGTCGGGAATCAAGTCTGGAATCAAGTCAAGAATCAAGTCTTGAATCAGGTCGTGAGTCAAGTCAAGAATAAAATCAAGAATCAAGACTTGGATGATAGACTATGAATCAAGCCATGCATAAAATCGAGAGTCAAGTCATGAATCAAGTCGAAGATCAAAAATCAAAGGTTGACTTTAATCCGAGTATGGATTAAAGTCTTAACATGGTATGGAGAGATGAGATGTCTGACGTGTATGACCTGGTGACTGAACTGAGTGAGTCTACTATCGATGCGTTCGAGGATCCATGCAAAACCATCGCTATCTTTGAGAACTTCGTCAGTGGTCTGGAACGACACCTAGATCTAGACGAGGCTCGCGTGACTAAACTTAAAAACTATTTGCGACTCAACATAGACATCGTCAATGACATGGGTAAAGCTCTTAGAGATAATAAGGTTAAACCAGAGTCATGAATCAAGTCTGGAATCAAGTCGAGAATCAAGTCGAGAATCAAGTCTGGAATCAAGTCGCGATTCAAGTCAGGGATCAAGTCTGGAATCAAGTCTATGGTCAAGTCTATGATCAAGTCTGGGATGATAGTCTATGAATCAAGTCTGCGATCAAGTCTATGGTCAAGTCTGGAGTCAAGTCAGGTTACAAGTCTATGGTCAAGTCTGGGATCAAGTCTGGAATCAAGTCGAGAGTCAAGTCTATGGTCAAGTCTGGAGTCAAGTCAGGTTACAAGTCGAGAATCAAGTCTGGAATCAAGTCGGGAATCAAGTTAGGGATTAAGTCATGAATGAAGATCGTACGTAGCTATGAATAAAGTATGCACGAAACTCAGCTATGATCCTTGGGATGAAGCATACGTGAATGTTCAAGTAGCATTCATGCATGAACGTGCATCTTACGAGAACGTCTTCGAAAACACGCATCGCGAAGTCTCCGACGTGATCGATACGATTTTAGCACGCATCAATGAAGCATCACACGGCGACGATTAATTTTTACTCAATAAAGAATTAGTTCGACATAGAACTATTATTTGCCATAATAGTTCGACATAGAACTATATAATCGGGTATCCATCACTGTTATCGATATTTTTCCGTGCAAGAACTTCTTTCTCGCCATTGACTATCCTGGTTTTTTGTCGTATAATATCCTATATCAATAGATAGTGGAGTATATCTTGATCGGTGTCAATAGTAGTTTATATAATACTAGTAAGATCACGAGTCGTGTAAATGATGTAGTAAAGGATTCAGTAATCTCTTCTGCTGTCATAGATACGATTGAGTCTAGTATTATTGATCAAGTTAAGTCTAATGTTATTGATCAAATCTGGAATCGAGTCTATTATTCAACATTCGATAAAGTGAGTGATGGTCTATGAGACCAGTTCGTTATAAAGACTTGATCGATCCTAAGATCTTAGAGATGAAGATCGATGACTCGGTATTAAATGGCTTAAAGCCTGATAATAGGTTAAATCAGATTTGGTTAAATGTCTTTATCCGAGTCGGGGAGTCGTATTAAGTCATGGATCAAGTCAGGTTTCAAATCATGAATCAAGTCCGGAATCGAGTCTTGAATCAAGTCATGAATCAAGTCCGGAATCAAGTTGATAGTCAAGTCTGGGATCAAGTCTGGAATCAAGTCGAGAGTCAAGTCTGGAATCAAGTCTATAATCGAGTCTGGAATCGAGTCAAGAATCAAGTCTGGGATCAAATCGGGAATCAAATCGGGAATCAAGTCAGGGATAATAGATTATGATGCAAGAAGTTTATAGCAAAATAGTTCATCATGTTTATTATGACGCCATGTCTATGACTGTTAAACACCCAGTAACGTATGAGATCAGAAAAAAAACTTTCCATATCGATGTTATCTGGGACGAAGTGAGGGGTAACGTGTATGCTGAACTCCATGAGTATTGATACTAAAAATATGCTAAAACAAGTAGAAAACGATATCTGGTCCAAAGCAATAGATAGTATAGTATATGATATTATAGTAAAATTTGATAATCGTATATTTTTCGATATAGAAGATGCTCTCAGAGACTGCTATGAAGAGCATTAAAACCCCTGTAAGAGAACTTATACATCATGACGTCATGGATACAGTGTGGTGTGGTGACGTTGTGAATAACATGACTTGGTGGAAAATATATAAGACTATCGACGTGGCTGATATCGTTAACCCATTGATCATAGGTGTAGATGATGCAATCCGTATCACTCAAACAAAATCCAATTAGTGACTGTTTGAAGAAAACTACACTCTATATAAAACAGAATAGAGTAAACGATATCTCTAAAGGAGTGTACAACCCGGTCTTGGTGATACGTGACGTGAAAGATTTTATATATCTGGAGGCGCACCGTGAACAGTTGTGAAGATACTTGTGATAGGCTAGACTGCCGAGAACGTGGTTGTATCGGACCTGCATCAACCGTTAAAGAAAAGATGATAGTCGACGTCATGGATAAGATGTCGAAACTAGAAGAAGCTGAACGACTTATTGACCGTGCTAAAGCTCTACTAGCAATGGATAAGGCTAAGTTAAAAGAACAATGTAATGGAACTTGTGTTCATCTATTCAGGAAAAAAGAACATTATCCCGGTGGCTACCTAGATAAATCTATGACCGAATACATCGATACTTGCCACATATGTGGATACTATAAGATAGTAAAAACTGAATACGGTGGATACGGATAAAAATATAGCCCTGGTTTTGCCAGGGCTTTTTAGTATTCTTTATACTGTGTATAGATTACATCATATATATCATATATTTCTTTTGGTATAGTCATATGAAAAATATAATCTTCAAGTTTTATATCTATAAAGCTAAGCACCTTATTTGAACAGTTGACTTTAGGTTTGGAATATACTTCAGCTACTACTTGCATGTAACTATATCCTTACAGATTGCACGAGTCATAGCACTAAACATATTCAAATATAATTCTTGTCTAATAAGCATATCAGTACGTTCTTCTCTGTCTAATATAATATTCATACAGTCATTACGTACTGACTTATATACTTCGGCTACTACTGACATGTAAATATATCTTTCACTTGATTTATATATTGCTCTCTTGACTTAATAAAGACTAATGGATCATCATGATCTACCGCCATGATGATGACGATGTTTGGTGTAATAATACCAGTCCTCTCCTCAAGCATCAGTGAATAACAGGTGGCTTGCAAGAAATAAGACTGAATATCATCTTCAGTCTTTACTCTCTTTGAAGTCTTGAAGTCAATGATCGATGGTACACCGTCAAACGAGGCAATCAAGTCAACTCTTCCGGCAGTATGTAACACTTCAGACCATAGAGCACCCTCAATACAAGTGACGTCAGTCACTCTCTGGTCGAGTACCGGTCGAATGGTCTCAAACGTAGCCACGTTGACTGGCATGGCTCCGGATGTATAGTCATCTCTATCTAACAAATACTTCTCAGCCAAGTCATGTATAGCTGACCCCCGACGAGTCGCTATGGTCGAGACTCTATTAGCTTCTTCCTCACCGACCCTGGCTCTCCATGCTTCTAGACCGGACTTGTCTAGCTTACGACCAAGTACAGTCGTGACCGATGGTAAGTCACCGACGGGAGTGTGATAGTACCTACCCTCGTTAGTAGTGGTGGCGTCTATAGAGGGTAGATCAAGCAACTGTGGTCGGAAATACCGACCACGTTTTGCCTTGTTACTCTTTAGATCAGAAAAGTTCATCACCATGGCCCTTTTGGAATAGGAGCCCAGTGTGTCGGCGCATCATCATCATTTTCACCATATTGTGAATACTCGCTGGTTCCTGAATAATACCATCGATTCAATCCTTTGAACTTTCTTCCAAATCTTATCCAACGCTTATTTTTATTTGCTACCATAACGTGTTGAGGCATATATTTTTCATAACTAGAAATTTCATACCATTCAAGCACAAATTCCAAGTCTATCTTTCTCAATGATATAGTCACGAACTAAGTCACTCCTCAATATATCATTTTTGTTAAACTCAACGAACTTAAACAACCTTATATTTTTTATGATCTTAATGAACTGAGTTATACCCATTCGATCTTTATCGTTGGTAAAGTCAGACTGAGTAAAGTCACCAGAGAATATGATCTTACAGTCACGCCCTACACGTGTTACTACAGAATCCAACTCATGGAAAGTAGCGTTCTGGCATTCATCCATGATCACTATACAGTCATTCAGTGTGGTGCCTCGGATGAAAGAGGTTGACATAAACTCAATCATGTTCTTGCTCTTCAAGTATTCATAAGCGTCACCACGACCAAACAACTCTGAACAGATAGCATAATAAGGCGCTTCATATACTTTAGCTTTTTCTTTATTTGTACCAGGTAAAAATCCTACGTCACGAACCGGCACTATAGACCTGACGATGTATATTTTTTTATACGCTGACTCAGTATTTAATATCTGATTGAGCGCTAAGTATAGAGAAATATATGATTTACCGGTGCCCGCTATACCATGAAGCATCAAGTTTTTATTATTTTTATAAGCTTCAAAAGTAAGTTTTTGGTTCTCTGTCAGTGGTGTGACGTCACGGAGAGTAAAGTTTAGCTTTTCCGCCACTCCCTCTCCGTTCTGTCTCTGTAATCTTCTCTCTTTACGTGATAGTCTCTTCTTAGGCGGTGCTGACATGTATAACCTTTTTGTCGTTATACGTCCACGGCACCCGATTAAAAAGTATTGATGCTACTTCTAGACATTCCGCGAGAGTGATGTTTCTTTATCTCTTTCAGTCTATCCCGGAAGCCATCGTCTGGCTTTCTTAGTCCTAGCCTGATCGGATCCCCTAGAGCGGGTGCGCCATGGACGAGTTGAGTGATGTGTGGGTTGTTTGCTAGGTACTCGTCCCTCTCTGTTATTGACATAAAGAGCTCCTGCTCTTCACCAGTATTTAGGTCTTTGAAGAGATAAGTCGGCATATCATTCATCCTCGTCCATGTCTAGCAGTCGATCGATGTTCTTTGATCTGATCAGGTTCTTTAGTCTTTTTTCTTTTCGTCGCTCTTGACTAGCTCGATGGTCATTACTATAGTCTTCATTGTCTTCTTCATCATACCAATTACGACCATGGTTCTTAGCTTTTGACTTGCTCATTAGAATAGACCTGGGAATGCCTCTAGTACTACGTCACTCGTGACGCCTGGGTATGGGAGATGCTTGTTTTTTACTGACAACAGTAGTTTAGCGTCTTGCGGGTCTAGAGTCTCGAGTAACTCGATGAACAGAAACTCTCGTCTAGTCTGCTTGAGGTTGGGGTTACCACCCTCTACAAACAGATACATCTTTCTGTATTCTCTCAGTAAGACATGTTGCTGATCCGGTAAGTCGTTTTCTCTATAGGGCGGATCTGAGTCTGGAAGTAACCAGATGATCTTGGGATCAAAAGCTCCCTGTAACATGGCTCGTAAGGCTGGAGACTCATTCTCCTTAAGCATCCTTACTCTGTCTTCATGACTAGTCATCTTTGAAGTACGTTCTAGTACTTCAGATACACCGAGTCTCATGTAGAAACTCCGTTAGACAAATTCATTCATATTCTCCATCAGGTTTTTTAGACGATTGGTGATAAAATAATTCATTAGTCCAGGACTGGCTTTCTTTTCTAGTTGAGACACGTAGCTCTCGATGACTCGAGCATAGACCTCGTCTGGAATCATATTTAGGTCGATCAGTTGTTGGTTTCGCTTGTAGTTACGAAGCTGAGTCATCGAGTCACAGAACTCCTCTGGGTTCTTATTAACCCAAGAGTCCAGCTTCTTCTGCGTGATTGGCTTCTGTCGAACACCAGTCACTAGACTGTTGTCATCAGACAAGAAGTTAGGGATACCGTCACCGGAGTCACCCTTGATGATGTGTTCCTTGAGGAAACGATCCGGGTCGTTGCATGTAATAAACTTTTTCATGACAGGGTTGTACTGCTTGACATTCATAAAACGCTGTAGCTGTTGAAAGTCTTTGTCGCCACTGATGATGAGGATCTTCTCGTTGGTGTTACCATACTCCTTGCATAGAGTACCGATGATATCATCAGCCTCAGCAGTATCGATACGAATAGTTACATATGGAAAATACTCTGTTAGTTCATCACGAATCTTATTCAGACACTCGAAGATAGCTTTCCAGTCCAGCTCGGAAGCAGCCTGGGACTTCTTACGATTAGCTTTATAGTAAGGGAATAGCTGACGACGCCAGTAGTTAGTGGCGTCATAAGCGATAACCATCTTACCGTACTCAGGACCAAACTTAGTCTTATACATACGGATTGAATTCAAGACCATGTGTCTGCACATGTTCTCATCGACTTGAGCATTGGTGTGGTTACCAAGCTGAACCATGATGTTAGACAGCATCACCTGTGAAAAATCAATGACGATCATTTTTTAACGAGCTACTCGCTCTTTCCTTCCTTGGGTGTGATTATGATCTTAACTTTATCAGATACTGCTAAGCCATCTTCAGTATGAATGAATAGGTTGTCAGCAATCATCTGTAGCGGATGGTCGATACCCCTGATCAGACATAACAGTGATCTAATAGATTCTACGACCATGGCTGAATGCTTCATGACTTCATCATCGTCTTCATCGGGCGCAAATCCAGCTACAGTCAATTGATCAAACAGAGTCGGTATGATAGTCTCGATAGTCTCTTGTATATGAAACTGCTTTACCAGGTCCATAGTCTCGTCTATCTCTTCGAGAGATGTCGGACCATTGTACCTGTTATTCTTAGACGGGAAGATGATGACGTTATTAGCAGTAGTCATAGTTTATTATACCAGGTTACATGAAGATTGTCAACCATTATATGATAGTCTCGTCACCATACACGACTCGTGAGCCGTCTTCTGTAAACTTAAAATCATAAGTCACGGCTCTAGTGTTCTTACCCAAGACGTGAGACAAGTTTTCTTTCTTATCGGAGTCACAGTAGAGTATCATGAACCCTCCACCACCGGCGCCTAGTACTTTACCACCCAGGGCACCGTTCTGCATAGCTAAGTCGTATATCTCATCGATACTATCATTGGTTATACCAGAAGTCACATTCTTCTTATCGACCCAAGCTTGGTGTAGCAAGTCTCCAAACGTATCTAAATCACCACGTTCCAGCAAGTCAGCGGCAAAGATAGCTTTGTTCCTACCGTTCATAACTAAGTTAAACTTATCGTCATCTGTCATGGCTCTAGACTGTTCAGACAAGATCTTGTTAGCTGAGCGTGGTATATTGGTATACACTAGTAGTAAGTTATCTTGAAGTCTGTTCATGGTCTCTTTACTAACGTTTAATATAGATTTAGAGACCATGTCTTTTGAGAACTTGAATAGGTTTAAACCACCGATAGCTGCTGCATACTGATCTTGTTTTCCTACTGGATACTCACATCGATTCATCTCAATGTTACAAGCTTGTTCAGCAAGCACAGTAGAATCAGAATAATTCTTTAAGCTATTTATCAATCCGACAGTAAAAGATGATGAGCTGCCGAGTCCTGATCCACGTCCCGGGATGTCTGATATAGACGCGACATGTAATTTATTCTTGATCTTATACTCTTTCAGAGTCTCACGTGTAATGTCATGTGTCATAGAGTCTAGAGTATCATAGTCATTAATACCATCAAAAGCAGTCACGTAGTTACCCCGTGACTTACTATGAACCATGACGTAGATATACTTGTCGATAGTGACTGAGAGAGCGGCTCCTTCTGCTTTTCTATAGAAAGCTGGTAGGTCACTACCACCCGAAAAGAAACTAATCCTCAGTGGTGTCTTTGAGATGATCATGTGCGATACACGAACTGTTCACGAGGAAACTTACGACTCTCTTCGGTCGGGTACTTAGACAGCAAGTCCCTAAGCATAGTCTCCCATTGACGCTTGATCCTATCGATACCGAAGCGACTGTCAACGTAAGTCTTGTTAAACTTGACCATGTTTAAGTGATCGTCATTCTTTACGAAGTTGATAGCGGCTTCGAGGTGAGCGTAAAAGATGTTAGCGTGTTCATTCTTATCCATAGAACCTTGGTACATAACGTTCAGTGAACCAGAAGTATCGGGTAAAGCACCAAGGTTGGGATGTACACAGACTAGACCGGCAGTCATTGCTTCAAGCATTGCTCTACAACTAGTCTCTACCCAAGTGGATGGATAAGCAAAGATATGACATTCATTTAACGTGGATCGTAGAACATCGTTTGGTACAAACCCATGATAAGTCATCTGTGGATGATTACGAATCTCGTCGTAAAGTGGCTCGAACTGCTTATCGGCGTTTTCCCACCCATAGATCTTGAAGCTAGAAAACACGTCTAGATGGATATCTGGATACTTTTCTGCCAAGTGTTTGAATACTGGGACTAATATATCCAGCCCACGCTGTGGCGTAGAAGTATACACTAGCCGAATCTTGTCTTTACTCTTTACGGTCTCTGGTGCGATGTCGATACCGGACTCAAGCACGATGCTCTTTGAGTCGTACGGAATACCATGAACGAGTTGGTATTGACTCATTTGCCAGTTAGAGATGAATACAAACTTATGAAACTTATCCCTGAAAGAAGAGTCACGGAACTTAGCGGACTCAGGATCAGTAGCCAAATCATGTGCCCAGAACAAACGGATTTTAGATTCATCAAGCTCTCTAGGCCTGGAGCAAATGACTTGAAAGTCATCCAGTAGACTGGGATCGAGAATAGCTGCTAGCTTTCTCTTAGCTAGCTCAGTACCACCAAACGCGTTCTTTGATACTTCGTTCTCTTCAAACATGCTCATCAGATGGTGTATCCTGACTTGATGGCGTCGTCCCTAAACATCTTGACAGTCTCGAGCGAATAGTCAGTCAAGTTCTTATCTAGAGTTGATAGCTTTTTGATGATGTCTGGCGTCATCGTGATGATGTTACATCCAGAGAGTTGTGCCTCTACGTAGTTGTATACTTGCCTAGTAGACGCCCACAGGAACTTCACGTTTGGGTTACGTGACAGACCAGAAGCAAGTAACTTATTGAGTTTAACACACTCTGAAACGACCACACCAGCATTCTTACCGGCATCAGCGATTCGTCCGGCAAAGATCGAGATGATGCTTGGTACTTGACTAGAACCAATGGCGTCTAGGACATGCATAGTCTGGTGAGGTGTGAATACAGCCGTGACGTTTACACTCACGCCCTTGGACAGCAGGGTCTTGATGACGTTACTAGTCAGTTCACCGTTAGTATACGTGACTGGAATCTTTACATACACCTGATACCCATGGTTGTCGCCGATGTCACTGAGCTTCAGTGCTTGCT